CCCAGTTACCCTCATAAAACTGGACAAGCAACTCAGGAGAACAACATGGCAGAGGACAATAACCAAAGCGCCCCCGAAGCTGTCACTTCGGACAAGGCGGCGGAGGCTGCTCCCCAAAATGCCGCAAGTACCGCAGGTCAAGGGGTTGAATCAAAAGCCACCAGTAATATTCAGCCCCAAGAAACTGCGTTTGATCCTCGGACAAACTACGATGCTCTCAAGTCGCAATTTGAGAACCTAAACAAGTCTTACTCTGAACTTCGACGGACGTACACCCAATCTTCACAAGGGTACAGCGATCTGAAGAAACAACTCGATGGACTTGTCAAAGCGTTCCAAGATGCGTCTCAGGAAGAGGTTAGTCCCGAGGAATTTATGAAGGCGTTGCAGTCACAAGGGATTAAAGCGTTCGATCCACTCCGGCAGAAATGGACTTCAGAAGTCCGTGAACAATACGATAAGGCACTAGATGCCATTCGCCAAGAAAGGCTTGGTGATCGAGTAGAACTTGAGGTTATGAAGCGCCGCTATGACTCACAGCGGTATCCTGACTTCGACAAACTGCTTCCGGTCATGCAAGAACTGGCTCAGGATGACAACTGCCCCGTAAATTGGAACCAGGACGTTGGATTGATCTATGACACCCTGTACAAACTTGCAAAAGCTTCCAGTGCTGAAAATGCGATTAAAGAAGCCCATGCTTTAGGCGTAAAGGACGCCGAAGGCAAGGTCGCAAAAGAGGCTGGTTCAGCGGTTGCGACAGGTGGAAAAGCTGGCTCAGTGACTAATCCAGCGGACATTAAGGATGTCTCGAAACTTCGAGAGTACTTCGTGGCCCAGTTAGGAGAGGCTGAGTAAGCACCCCTAAAACGGGAAGTACAAGACAATGGCTAATACAATTGGAACACAAGCATCGGTTGGTAATACGTTTGCAGATCCAGGGATCTACTATGATAAGCGGTTTTTGGATCGCTTGACTCCGCAGCTCTATTTGAAAGACTGTGGTGATAAGAGACCCCTGCCGACGAAATCAGGTACGTTGGTGAAATGGCATCGGCTTAATAAGCTGGTTGCTGCCACTACGCCTTTGACGGAAAACGTCAATCCCTCAGAAGAGAACGTGGCGACCAGTGTCGTTACGGTTGAGCCCCTCACCTACGGGTCTTGGGTTAAGGTTTCTGCGGAATTGAATCTGAAAGCGATCAATCCGATTGTGGAAGAAATTCAAGACGAGCAAGCGGATCAGGCTGCGCTCACCTATGACTCGCTGATCTTTTCTGCAATTCATGGGAATCTGACCAACCAATTCGCTGGCGCTGCTGCCAACGAAGCGGCTGTGTTGGATGCCAGTGTGTTGAACGCCTCAGAAATTCGGAAGGCCGTTTACACGCTGCGTTCTGCGTCCGTCCCTGGCTTTGAGGGCAACCTCTATAAAGCCGTCATTCATCCTGCCTCTCAGTTCGACCTCCTGTCGGACAGTGCGGTTGGTTCCTGGCTGGATATTCACAAATATACCAGTGCGGAGCCTTTGATGAAGGGCGAAATCGGTCAGATCTATGGAGTGCGCTTCGTCGTGTCTCCGAATCTGCCGACGGGTACTGGCGCGTCTGACGAGACGTATCGGTCGTTTGTGTTCGGTCGCCAAGCGTTCGGTATCACCGAACTCAGTGGCAACGGGATCAAGACGTATCGCTACAGCAACGGTGACACGGGTAACCCCCTCGATATGTTCAGCACCATCGGCTGGAAGTTTATGATGGCCGCGAAAGTGCTGCAAGCTGCTCGAGGCGTGGAAATCTACGCTGGTTCTGCTGCGTCGTAAGTTGTGACTTTACTCCTCCCCTACCCCCTAGGGGAGGGGCTAAGGTCATACGAAAAAAGGGGGATTCTATGCTGAGTGGTGACTTTGAACGTAAGTTAAGGAAGCTCAATCCTGACATCAGGATCTACTGTTCAAACGACGATTCAAAACCAGCTGGAATCTTCTGGGTTAAGCCAAACGGTGAGTATCAAGAAATCTGCGGGATAGACAAGAACCAAGTCCCTGAGTGGCCTACATTCGATGAGACCGGAGCCTATGTTAAGGCCGGATGGCGTCGGGCTCTCAAGATCTTGATTAACAAAGGATTCATAGATCGAGATCAAGCAGAACGGTTGTTTGGCGTTCATTTAGAGTACAAGGTGACTAAGCCAGTTTCGTCAGCTAAACGATGGGGCTTTGAAAAGAATGGACTAAGCGTCGTGAGTCAAGGGGGACATCGTGGGTAACACTTATTCAGCTATTGGAACGTGTAGTAAATGCTCCAGACCAAAGATTGCCGTGGGCAGCGACGTTAAGTGTATCATTTGTGACAATGGGGAAGCAAAAAGTGGAATCACTTCCACGGCAGTAGATCCTGGAGAAGATAAACTTTCACAGCTTTTGGCGGCGCAAGGGGTTGCGGCGGCGCGGCCTATCGTAAATGACAGACCAGTAGCCGTAGCTCCTTCGCCGCGACCGGTTTCTCCAGTTAAGGCTCCAGTACCGGGAATCCCGGTAAACGCTGCCATACAGCAAATCCTGGGAAACCTTCGATCTTTACCGATGCCAACAGACTTACGGCAGTACAAGCAAATTTCTCGCGCAATCAAGGCTCTTGAGACCGCGTTAGAGGGTAAATAACATGAGCGACACGAATATGGACATCCGGTGCAATCCCGACGCTACAGGGGCCATTCTTGAGTTCTCCTTGTCTAAGGCGGAACTGGGGATTGACCTGAAACTTGACGAAGTTGGACAAGTTGTTATTCCAGTTCAGTTGGTTGCCCTTGACGGAACCAAGTACACTTTTCGTAAAGTGGGTCAGGCTACGCCGGAAGGCGACTTCAGAGATGAGTCCGTGGAAGAGATGCGGAAGCGGATTGGGACGGTGGATGACGAAGAAGAATCAATGGAAGATGACGAGGATTAACCGTGGCCTACGAATACCCAGACTACCCTGGGGACGTTCTTGATGGAGACGAGGCATCCTATTCTCCGCACAAGACGCAACACTCGCTTCTGGCGACCGAACGGGGAACCGACTTTACAAGGCGGATAGAAACCGATGGTTCTAATAACCTGTTTGTTAGCGTTGGCGCTCTTGGTGTCTCTGTCCAAGCAATTGCTGCCTCCGCCCAAGTAAACGTCCCTGATGGGTCTTTAACCACCATTGTAACACACACAGCGGCAACAACTCAAAAAGTCACACGAGTATCAGTAGGGGGAACCGATTATGCAAAATTTCAACTCTTTAAGAACACGGTGCTTATCGAAACTCGTCGCTCTGGGCCCGAACGTGTCATTGATTTCAGATTTGATGTTCCTCTTGGTCTTGCTTCTGGTGATATCCTTGATGTAAAAGTGACGCATTTCAACACTGGTGTGTTAGCAGATTTTGAAGCAACAATTTACGGAGCGTAATATGAGCGATTTAGGTAGCTCCTACCCAATTCAGATCAAAGTAGACGAAACGAAGGACATGAAGCTGAAGTGGATTGCTTGCCGAAAGCAAGAGGCCAAGTCAAAACTCGTTCATTTTCGACAGGCTATTGAAGATTTGATCCAAGGAAAGGTTCCTGAAATCGAACGGCAGATCATGGCCGTAGAACAGGAGTTATCACAATTGGAGTATCAAGAAGCAGCACTTAAAAACTCGGTTGACGCCGAGCAAGTTTAGTAGAAGGAGTAAATTATGGCAGATGGACATTTTCCAACATTGGTGTCTGCAACCCGAGATGCCAACGCCACTGCAAATCCTATCTTCGTCCAACTCACGGACGGGACCGATTTGGCGTTGATCGACGGAAGTGGAAACCTTAATGTTGCTGTTAATGGGTCTGTTACCGTAACTGCCACTGACCTCGACATCAGGGACTTGACTCATGTCTCTGACTCGGTAAAGGTGGGAGACGGCACAGACTTCCTGGCAATTGACGCGTCTGGCAATATCGGAGTCACCGATGCTGGTGGCTCGCTGACTGTGGACGCAGTAAACCTGGACATCCGCGATCTGACGCACGTTACTGACTCGGTTAAAATCGGAGACGGAACTGACTTCCTCGCAGTGGCAGCTGATGGCAGCATTGCTGTCACTGACAATGGCGGAAGCCTGACCGTTGACGGTTCTGTTACCGTTAGTGCGACGGATCTGGATATCCGCGATTTGACCCATGTTTCTGACAGCGTAAAGATCGGAGATGGCACCGACTTCTTGGCTGTAGCGGCTGATGGTAGCATCGCTGTTACGGACAACGGCGGCTCTCTGACGGTTGATGGTACGGTGACTGTGACGGCCACTGACCTTGACATTCGAGACCTGAGTCACACCCAGGACTCCGTTAAGATTGGTGACGGCACTGATTTCCTTGCTGTCAACGCTGATGGAAGCATCAATGTTACGGCGACTGTTATTGCTGGTGTTGGCACTAAAGTGCATGACCACAAGACGGCCTCCGCTGTGGCCTCTGACACTGTGGACAATCACGACGTTACCGCATCTGGTGGCGTTCTGTTGATTAACCAAGTGACGTTTGCCTCTTCCGGTGGGAGCAAGGCTCAGTTGATCTATGACCCGACTGGGGTTAATAAGGTCATCTGGACTGGCTTCATCCCGAAAGAAGGTGGAGAGAAGTCTTTCACCCTTGTGCAGCCTTTTGAAGCGGCTGACACGAAGGTTGTCCGGTTGGCTGTGACTAACCGACAAGGTGCAGCTCAAGATCTGTATAGCACGATCGAAGGCTTGCAACAGTAAGACAATTGCTGTGGGCCAGGAATAAACCTGGACTAGGGTGGATAACCACATTAAACATCACCCACAGATTTAAGGGGGAAGGAACAACATGGCTGATACACCGTTAGACGAGACAAACGAAGTAATCATTCGAGCCGGGTCCACTTCTAACAACGAGTTAGAGGTGAACACGGATGGGTCTATCAATG